TGCTACCAGCGTTCGCCCGTCGTTTGTTGTGACGCCAGAGCAAGCGGCGATGGACCAGCTGAGGTCTGCAAACATGTGGGCGTCTGATCTTTTCAGCCAGCAACCAAAGGAATTTGATCCAGCAGCTGGACAGGGTATCGAACCTTTCTATCTGGCGGACATTATAGGCCCATCTGGTGACGTTAAAGACATCACCGAGGCATTGCAAGGCGGTGAGTATGGATCTGCAACCGCTATGGCTGCTCTGGCCTTCACACCTATCCCTGCGAAAGCCGTCAAGCTACTGAGAGAGGGTGTCCCTATGGTTTTTAGGAGAGCTGATTTCTCAGAAATAGCAGACGAAGTGCTTGAGGATATAAGTGAGGTGCCAAATGTTCCATCGGACAGCGGACTCAACGACCCATTCGATATAGAGGAGCTCTTCTTCTCACACAGTAGGGCTAGCGAGAGACTTGCAGACATGGATGTTACAGAAAGAAGTCAGTTCTTTGATGACTTCGAGGAGCTTGCGGCAAGCATGGATATGGATGACCCAAGGCTTGCGGACCAGCTAAGAAAGTCTAACGATGCCCTTCAGACGTCAGTTGAAAAGATTATAGCAGAAACCGACGGCATCAAGGTGCCAGACAAGGTCTTTAGAACTGGCGGAAACAGACCCATGGAGTTCAAGCTCAGCGGCGGTGTCTCCGAGGGCAGACTTGAATATACTGGCTACGACCTTACACACAACGGAACCAAGTACGACACCATTGCAGAGTACGAGAGAGGCGTAGGCAGAAGGCCAGACAAGATCGGATCTGCGGATCTGACCGCCTCCAAGAACTACAGGTCTCTATATGGTGATGATGTTTTGTCTGACTACCAGTTTAACATTAAGCTCCCATCTGACGCGTCTGCTACTACGGCGCTTATACTTATGAGGAAGCTCCTCAACTCTGTCCCCAACGGGAAGATCATCGAGGCTGGTGGTAGCCTTAGCGCAGACTCATATCCTTTCGTTATGCATGGGCTGAAGAGTGGTAAGGCGGAGCTGGCTGTAATGAAAGGTGCACCCGAGGGCGTTGCATTCAAACCGCTAAATGCCATGGGTGAAAACTACACCGCTCTCCCCAAGATGCTCGGCATCCCCAGAGAGGACGTCATAAAGCTGTTTGAGGGGAGCGCCAGCATTCAACAAAAAGTCGCTGGCATAGCAGAAAAAAGAGAGCTGTGGGATAAGCACAAAGACACCATCAATGCAGCCCTCAAAGAGTATGGACTCCCAGAGGCTAGGTGGAGCGACATACTTGAGGAAATTCTTATGCCTCACCCATACCTCAGAAAGCTTAAGGATTATAAGCGCGGTGGTATGCTTACCGTAAAAAAGAAAAACAACAACACCTTTAGAGTTTCAAGATGAAAGTAGACGAGAACACGCAGGTTACGCTAGACCTTAAGACTATCGCAATAGTAATCTCCTTCGTGGTTACTGTTGTCGGTATGTGGTTTGCTCTGCAGGGGGAGATTGAACTTGCTAAGAAGCTGCCAGAACCTGAAGTGTCACGCACAGAGTACGACCTCAAAGACAAGCTCGTTCGTGAGACCATCATGAACACGCAGACCAAGGTGGAGGAGAACGGGAAGAAGCTCGACCTTATCGAGCAAAGACTTTACGAACTCAGTACAGAAGCCAAGAGAAAATGAAGCACTTTATTGCCAGCCTTTTTGCGGCAATCACACTTGCAGCTGCCGCACAGACATTTACTATGATTGATAACGACATTGTCGTAGTCCAGATCAATGCAGCGTGGAATGACGCGCATACTAGAACCGACTTGGAGAAACTTAGAGGATGTGAGTACCGATTCGGTTGGCTTGACGATCAACCCGAAGCGCTGAAGCAGACGGTATCTTCGCTCCCCGTGGTAGTCATCTACAGAAACGGTCGCCCTGCCTACCAGTACGCAGCTGACATTAGCTTCAGGCTCGACACTCCGTTCGAGGAGATCCAAGAGCAGGTGTACAAGCTCAAGTACTAAAAGAGAGGGCCGAAGCCCCCTCTTAAATAGCGAAGTTCCACAGCAATCACCCTGTGTTACTACGCAAAGATAATCAATCGTTCTGAAGTTTGATGGCCGAATAGAAATTTGGGTCAATTTCTTTTATCGGCAGTAAGAACTCTCTGTTGCAGTGCCGATTGATCTCTTTCTTCTTAGACTTAGAGTTGCTCTCGCACGTATGCTGCGCTTGGTACGCAGCGTTAGCGTGAAGCAGGGCATCAATCTGTCGGCGCTTCTTGAGGCATGTATAGTACGTCTTCTCTGTCATCAGTAGTGGTTTAGGTCTTTGAAATACATCTTTCTGCTGTCTTCGTACTCGGCAAACCCATCCTTCTCTTCTACATCCCCCTTCTTAACGATGCGTGCTTTATCCCAGTACTCGTCCTTATCCATCCATCCAATAATCCATCCCTCAAACTCACCACCACTCCCTTTAATCTCCCTAATTGAGACGAAGACGTAGGTGTCGCACTGCTGGTGATTCCCAAACTCGTTGATGTGTACGCTGTACTTATCTAATGGCGGGACAGTTCTTTCCTTGGTCTTTACGTCGATGGTGTAGCTAGCGGCTGTACCCTTCCACCTTATGAAGTCATAGTCCTTGCAGTTGTCTCTTGTAAGCCCACTGATGAACTTATAGACCATCTCCTCGCCCAAATAACCCATGAACCGACTCCGAGTATCCCTCTTTATAGTCATATGGTTGTCTCCATGTGTGCCTGCCATGTCTTTCGCACGGCGCACCATGTCGACGGTGATTTCAACCTTGTGATATTTCATTGTATTCTTTGACGATGGACTTGATGATGTCAAGCTCTTCGAACATGCTCTTGCGTATGCGCATGAGCGATTCCATTATCTCGTCATAGTTATGAATCGGTTCTCCAGTTTCGCTGTGCAGAGACTCATAAAGCTCATCGATGAGCGTATGCACCTTCAAACACGCGAGGCTGTAGTACTCGCTAAGTTCAAATCTCTCCATTCTGTATCGATTTCAGGATTTCTTGAATGGCGTGATCGACCTGCCCGCTATTCTTGGCGAGAAAGATAATGGTTTTTGAATTGCTTTCCGTCAGGTGTTTCATAAAAAGTTTCCACCTCATAGGAAAGTCATGGTGAGACGGTAGATAACCCTTGGTCTCAATGATCCAATCGTGATCCTTCCCTACGAAGTCAGGCTTGTATGTGATAGGGAGTACGACGGACCCTGTGCGGTCCGTCATATCCTTACCCTTAGCAGTCATCTTGAAGTACTTGTTTGGGAATCGGAACTTGTCCATCAGGACGTACTGCCGTTCCTCATAGTCAAAAGCTAGCCCGTATTCTTTCAACTGATCAGCACAATACTTCTCTAACGAGCTTGCGTACCTTCCGAGTTGTTTTTTTTTGGATGTTCGTCTCTTAGGAGTCCTCGTTCTCTTCTTCATAAATCGAAGGTACCAAGGAAAATTTTGAATATCAACCGTCTGTGGATAAGAATCGGTGGTTGATAGGCATCTGAGTCGACTCCTGAAAACTAATCGGCTGGAACATAGCGCGTTGTCCTATCCTCGTATTGAACCCTGTATGTGAAAGATTCATGACGATGCAGTACGGGTCTTCGAGTGGCGTAGGGGCACCGCCCGTCTCCACCTCTCGGACCTTGCGAACGTGTATCTCACTCATTTTCCGTATCTCAGGGTCCATGGCTTGAACCTTTCGGTGAATTGTAAGGAAGCAATCGGCTCTGTTTACGAACTTTCCGCCACCCTCTGTGTCTTCAGCGTATGGGGCCACAGGCAAACCGTCTGCTCCCTTGCGGCGCTGAGCCTCCGTTCCAGAGTGGCAGTTCAACCATACAGCAACGTTGTTGGCCTTGCTAAAGGTCAGCAGCTCCGACGCAGCTTCGTAGTGGTACTCGTGAGACGAGATGCCTTTGCCCCCCATGTCGAGCTTTAAGCTGTTGTATGGGTCGATAAAGACACCGTCTATGGGCTGTTGCTTCATGATCTTTTCCGTGAACAAGATGAGGTCGCTGTAGCTGTACACTTGGCTGTTGTTGATGACAACGAAGTGGCTCTGCACCCACTTGTACGCCAGCTTTCTTTCTTGGTAGTTCATATCCCCGACCTTCTTGTCCATAGCAAACTGCATAAGCAACATCTTGACCGAGGCGGTCCTGTTCTCTGAGGAGTACACCACCCACTTCCAGTCGTGCCTGACAGCAGAGTTCGCAATGAGGTACAGCATCGTCGTGGTCTTACCCACGTTCGAGTGACCGTTTACAATGACAAACTCCTTCTTGTAGCGGAAGTACTGGTCGAGCTTGCTCTCGCCTGTATCCAACCCAAGCTCAATCAACCCCTGTGAGTAGTCATCAATCCACCGAAAGTCTTCGTCGTCAGAAGAGATGAAGGACATATCTCCGTCGTTGAGCAGAAGCTCTCGCTTAGCTGTCTTCTCTTCATCAATCAAATCCTTGATGGGTAGGCGCTTCCCCATCTCAATCCCGTCGAGGATGGTGTTGAGAGCATGCTGCTCGGACTCTATGTCACGCTTGCATATCTCCCTGTGCAAGATTCGAACCACCTCCTCCTGTTCCATCTTACCTGCAGCGATATAACCACCGCATAGACGCGAGGCGTTGACAAGGACTCGGTGCTTCTCTCCATCCTCTGCGTTCCGTATCATACGCGCAGCGAGGTTGAGCCTCATGTAATCCGTGTAGTCGTAAGCCTCGTTGGAAGGAATCTGAGCTTCTGCAAACTCTGTCGTGAAGTGGGCGAACTTCTTGCTCTCGTCCTTGATGATGATGTCTGGGTCGTAAGACTCGAAGCATGCACGAGACTCGTTGATACCTGACTCATCGATTTGAAGGCCGTGAGTGCGCTCAAAATACTTGACCATAGCCCTGAAGTGATCGCGGTGGCGCGTCGGATCAGAGACCTTGACAAGGGCCTTTACCCCGTTACCGCTGGGTGAGGTCCAGCATGAGTATATATAATCGTCGGTGGCAAGGGCACGCTTCGTTGCATCTACATCGACATGGTCGAAGTCCAATACGATGTATCCCGAGTGGGTGTGCAGCTTGTCGTCGTGCCGAGACGAAAACTCCCCGCTGAAACAAACAACGGGGAGCTCCTTCTTCTTGTCCTTGTTACCAGCTCGTATCTCGCTAATCTTGGTACTCGACCTTCCAGTCTGGATCCGATGTAGTGCTGACTCCAGTGTCAGGTGGTGTGGATCGTCCTTGTGCAAGACGTCTTTGAATATCGTGACTTTCATTTTCTTTCGCTATCATGAGGAGGATAAGGTACCCTGCGAGGTCCTGCAACGTATCCTCCGTTGCGTCTACAAGACCTGCGTTCTTGATTCTCTTCAGCTTATCGTCGATACGCATCTTGATACCAGCGACAGCTTTGGCCTCTGAGAATATGTTCAGCGGGTTGAGCGCTGAGTCGCCATACTTCTCGTTCTTTTCAATCAGCAGCTGCTCTAGGTTACGGCAGTGCTTCTTTATACTGTTCTTTGTGCTCATCAATAGAGAGTGTTGAGTGTCCCACAATCTTCTTGTCTATAATCTCCCTGATAATCATGCTCTTCTCCGACTTAGCATTCTTCCCGTACAGCTCATTGCCGAGGCGGAATACTGCGTGCAGGTCGTACTTCATAATCTCGTAGGGGGATTCAAATACCGACACTATCCACACGACACGCTCGTGTACATCCTTCCGTTTCTTGAAGGAGACACGAGCGGTCATGTAATAGATAGGAGCCCCCTTAGAATGGGAGGTCGCCACCGTCCTGCTGTCCTGCAGCCTTCTGCGCACGCTTCTCCTTGGCAGCAGCGCTGTTAGGATCGAACACGCGGCAACAAGCCTTGCCGTTCTTGGACATGAACAGGGTGACGTACAGGTTTCCGCCCTGACCCTGCTCGTTGCGCTGGGTGGCGTACTTCTGCACCATCTCTGTGAGTTCGTTGTCCTTGAAACGGACGTTCCAAGACATCAACTGCCCGTCATCGGAGTAACGTGGCTCTTCGGCGTACCCTACGAGTACTGAATCATATTGCTTTTCGCTCATGAGTAAAAAAGATTAAATAAAAATTGGTCTACAATGTATATGCCCATAAGGATGAGCACAAATCTAAGGACTTTACACAACAAACTCTGCATAATGCTCCTCTGTTTTTTGGTTTCCTCCAATCCAAGCTTGGATATTCTCTACTGCTTGGTGGAATTTCATCTCACCTCGGAACAATGTCTCGTCCGAGCACTTGACGTCGGCAGGATAGAACGGGTAGGCTTTCTCTTGCACCACCCAGTAGAAATCATTGATGCCAAACACCTTGGTGTAGATGTACGCTTGGATGTCATAGCTCCAGCTGTTGACATCGTACCTGAACTTGTCGATGGCGCGTGAAGACTTGGAGTCTACGATAAAGTCACCCTCCCGTAGGCAGTCGAGGAATCCCTTGAGTGGAATGCCGTCGAGGTCTACGTTGAACTCCACCTGAAAGCTTCCACCTGCAAAGCGCTTGTCATACAATCCGCAGTCCTTCAACCGCTGGATCATCTCATGCGCCCGCTGCCACTCCTCTTGCGATACCAGCTCTTTCGCCTGTGCTTTTTCCTTCTGCTCTTCCTTCCACTCTTTATACTTCTTCGTTGACCGAGGGCTACGCCCACCGATGCTGTCGACAATATGAGAGTCGTTAAGAGGATGGTAAAGGTCATTGGCTTTTTCTGGTTCGAAGAGAAGCATGTCGTACAGAGAGCCAAAGAACAAAGCCTCGGACTCTTTCTTGAGCTGACCCCTCATGTACATCTCCCAGAGACGCATGTCTCCGAGAGCGTACTTGAGTGAGGAGTAAGAGAGGTGGGGCTTTCCCACCCGCTCCTGTAGCTGTTCTCTCATTGTCATTTTTTCTTCAGTATGTATTGAGGTTCTCTCATGTGTTTGATTAGCAGCATGTCTACAGCCATAAGCGCCTCGCGCTCGGACATGTAGATGCGGTCTAGCTTATCGAAGTTCACTTCCTTGCGAACGTGCCAGCATACGACCTTGTCAATCTTAGATTCACACTTGTATATGCCAGCATCTACGCGCTCCTTCTCCACGAGACTCCACGGGATGAACTTTTTTGTTTTCCCCCGCTTCATAGGCAGGGGCACGAGAAGTCCTTTCTTGGTGCACGTAATTACGTCTTCATTTTCTTCCATGCATTGGTAACTATAGATTATCTCTTTCTGCTATTGCGTCGCTCTTGCCACTCCACATACAACCCTGCCGCTACTACGAGTCCGCTAATAGAGACGAGAAGTACTGCAGTTTCCATTATCGAACGAACTTCTTAAGACCAGCGACCTGCTTCTCAGTGAGCTGACTTCCGTACTTCTTGACGATACTATCAAATGCTTTCTGCTTGTCTTGCTGACCCTTGATGTAGGCTACAGCTTTGTCCATGATGTTTTCGACAGGAGCGTCGAGAGCCTTGGAGAGCTTCTGCACTTGAGGGTTGTCCGCGATGCGCTTCAATGCATCTTGCTCTTTGGCAATGGCATCCTCAACCTCGTTGGCCGAAGCAATCGAGGTATCGATACCGATTCCGAGCATAGCAAGGGCACGGCCTACCGCTGACGTCTCGCAGTTCTCGACGTAACTCGTCTTGTTGATGTTGGACGAGGACTTCTCTTCGTGAGCATGGCCCTGAGCTACGATCGTGCCGTCAGGTGTAGTGCTG